CCTGTCGGTCAATTAAAGCCGTTTGAAACCAATCTCGCAACGGATGCTGCGGCGAAGCAAACATACGCTACCACTAAGGCAAAAGCGCAGGCAGAAGCAGAAATTAACGCAGATAAAGATACTGCTGCGCTCAATAAAAGCTTGGCCGATATTGAAATGTTGGCGATGCATGTGCGTGAGGCAAACAAAATGACTGGGCCGAAAAGCAATAGTTGGTTCGAGGCGGGACTTATTGGCGACCAACTGAAAAATACGCCTTCTACTTCCGCGTATAAACTAGACCAAAAATTAGTGCCAGTGCGGGGCGGCGTTGCAATCAACGAGCTTATGGAATTGAAAAAGAACTCCGCGACAGGTGCGTCGCCTTTCGGTTCACTGACTGCTCCAGAGTTGGCTCTTGTGCAAAATAAACAAGGCTCGCTAGAGCTTGGGCAGGGCGAAGAGCAATTAAAATCAAACCTCCGCGACATCTATGGCAATTACAACGAGATTTATAAGAAGCTTTCGGGAGGTAGGGAGCTACAGCCTCTCGACGACAAAGAAGCCACTAAACAACGCCTTCGCAGCAAATACGGCCTGTAATGCAAATCCAGAAAATCAAGAGTGATGTCGCTAAGATGATTGACGCGGGTGCGCCGGAGTCAGACATTGACGCATACCTTGATGCTCATGATTTAACCCCTGACGACCTCAATAAAACCAGCCTGCCGCAGAAGATTGGCGCGGGATTAAAGGGGCTGGCTTTAGGCGCTGGTAAAATGGCTTTAGGCGCTATGCAAGCTAAAGATGAAGCTTTAGGCGCACCTGAGTTTGTTGGCGACGTGTATAAAAACATAGGCTCATCGCTAGAAAACGAATCAATCGAAAACAAGAAAAGAAACCCCGTTATTGGCACAGTTTCAGAATTAGCCCCACAATTACCTATCATGATTGGCATGGGTACTTCGCTACCCGCTATGGCTGGTGGCTCTGCTATTTTATCCGCGATGTCACCAAAGACAAATCCCGATACGGTTCAGCCCTCAGAAGGAACCGCTTTTGAGCGTGCATTAAGACCTCTAGGTGAAGCTTCTTCGGCTCTGGTTAACGCCGCTGGTATTGACCCGCAATCCCGTTTAGGCATGGGCGCGCAGGGTGCATTGTTCGGCGCAGCCTCTTATGGCGCTGGCAAGGTCTTGGGCAAGGGCGGTCAGGTGGCTAATAAAGGCGCTAAGGCATTAACACGCGGCTTAACCAAGATTGACCAAGAAGCCATAAAGACCTTAACGGAATCAGGTATAGACCCGACGCTTTACATGACTACGAATAGCAAGGCGTTGATGGGCATCTCCGATACGATGAGAAAGCTCCCCTTAGTTGGCGGGAGATTGGATGACGTTGCGGAACGCGCTGTAGCGAAGCTAACAAGCAATGTTGATGATACCGCTGCAAGATTGGGAACGGCAACAGATAAGATTGAGGGTGGTCAGGCTATTCAACGTGGATTAGGGCAGTTCAAAGAACGCACTGGCGATGTCATTAATAAAAACTATGCTAAGGTTGATGAGTTGATTCCGCCGAATACGCCAGCGCAAATGAGCAACCTGTCTAATGTCGCAGAGCAATACTCTGGCAAAGCTTCGGCCAGCCCGTTAGCGGCACAGATTGCAGAGCCAGATGTTTTGAGATTATCGCAAGCCGTTAAGCAAACTCCAGAAGCTAACTACGGAGCGCTAAAGGACATTCGCTCCAAAGTTGGCGAAAAATCAGGCCGCATGGATGCGCCTTCGGAATACAAACAAATCTACGGCGCATTAAGTGAGGACATGGCAGCAACGGCTAAGGGCGTTTCACCTGAAGCAGCGCAAGCGGCATCACGCGCTAATAATTACTTTAGGGCCGTTACACAAAGAAGCGAGAAGCTTAAATCCTTCTTCGCGCAGAACAAAGACAGCACTTACATCATGGCTCCCGAAAAAGCTGCACAAGCTTCTCGTCAAGATTTGGCGTTGCTTAAAAAGACTATCCCCCGCGCAGACTTCGATGATTATGTTTCATCGGTAGTGCGTAAATTAGGGGACTCTGCCGCGCTTTCCAGCATATCTACAACATGGGGCCAGACATCATCTATTCTATTATATGGGATAGGCAGTAAAACGCTATCCGACATAAGCAACTCTAAAGGTTTTGTTTGCGTCTGCTGTGTTGGGATGAGTTATCGTGTAGGTTCCCAAGTCTGGATTCCTAGCCGAAACATACATAGAACCGCTCCCTAAAGCCGTTGCGGCTGTGCTGGTTGTAGCATCGAATATGAAAACAGTCTTTTCACCAAAAACCCCGACAGCTACAGCAATATCAGTTGTAGTAGCATTGGCCGTAAGCGTTACTTCACCAATGTTATTGGTCTTCCCGCGCATAATTTGATTAAGTTTAACCGCAATGATTCTTACCCATGAAGTAACGTCCGTCATCAATTCTGGAACTAGAATATTGCTTTCTTCTCTCAAAGAAACTAGCGGCATTATCTAGCACCCCTTATGGATGTTTTGACAATGTTCAATCCCTGAGCATGACTGAAAGCACCTGATAGATTCACGCGCATCCTGTGATAACGATAGTTAGAACGACAAGGGAAGTTGCCCGCACTGTTAGCGGATATGACTGGCCCCCATGTAACGGAATCTGACAAGCTATTTCTGCCGCCTATCTGGATTGTCATTGTCGTAGCGCCCTCAACGAATGGGCGAATCTCTTGGATGTTTGTTCTTTGATTCGGCGTAAGCTCTGCCTCTTGGGTTTCAATGGTTGCATCTAAAGCTGTGCCAGTGAAGTTAGCTTGTCTATGGCTTGCATCAAAACCAGAGAATAAAGCGCTGTTGCCAGTCCATACGCGAGAATCTAGGGAGAACGGCAGAAGGTCTAAGTTCGTGCTGATTGCGTCCAGCCCGTCTAATGTATATCCCTCAGCCAGAGAGCGGTAAATATACTCAATGTCTTGGTCGGCATAAGCCCATCTTTTCTTAGCTGTCGGGGAGTAATTATAAGCCCATATCCGGTTAGGATTACCCCCAGTGTTTTGCTGGCCCGGACTCGCCCAGAATATGATTTTATTTATGGGGTCAACCGTAGAGGAAATGCGGCTGAAATAAGATTGGTCTAAATCTTCATAGAATGTTTTATCAATCCTATCTGCCCCGATAGGAACTGACTGCTGGCCGTCGAATATATAGAACCCATCAATGCCCAAGTAAGGAATAGCGGAGCCAATCTTAGTAACAGAGCCAGAGGCGGGCGTCCCCCTGCCTCTTTCAATTTCATCAAACTGATAGATTAAGGGAGAGCCAACATACGTCATACGCCAGATAGAGCGCTCTTGAAAGATAGTACCAATCTCACCGCCGACGACTTGCTGGCACCACCCACCTTCTCCATCCAAATCTTGGAAGTCCGATTGGGTCGTGACTGAGGGAGTCCATGTAGTAGCATCACCAATCCCAGACCACCTGACGCGATAGGGAACTTGCCCATCTAATGAGTCATTTGTATTCGCTAGAACTACGTTATTTCTCACTACGGATATGTGCCTAGCTTTAGGGGGTGAGCCTGCCAAATCCGCAAAGTCCGTACTCGTCCCCATCGTGAATTCTTGCGGGTCGTCCGTATAGTTGGTTGCTATAATCTGCCCGCCCCACTGTGCGAAACTCCATCTTTCCTCTGCACCAGTAGTATATCCGCCTACCTTGGAAACATCATCCCATCCCGCCGCGTCTAACCGATATAACTTTGTGGCGTCACCAGCAAAATTATAAGTTACCCCAGCGCTATCGCGGCCTGAAGTCGCGCCTTGGCATCTAGCAGTTAATGCCGAAGAGTAAACTGTAGGGGAAGGGAAGCTTCTGTACGAATCACCAGCGGGTAGAACATTCAAAGCAACGGTAATGCCCTCGTTTTCCATCGGCGGTAAATCAGGTGTATATGCGCCAAATTTTACTTGCATTAGAAATCCGTTGGGATGACTTCGCCCTGACCAGTTTTGTGGACGTTAAGGGTTCTAAGGGCTTCCAAAGCGCTTGCTTCCTGTACGGCGTCATCATTAGCTGAGGGAATGTCTTTAATGACGCGCATATTCAACCACCACCTAGCGCGCGCCTCAATCAAATCCTCCGCGTATGTCAGCCAATCGTTCGTATCGGAATCAGCGCTTAATTCTGCGTAGTTCTTTGTGTATTTTATAAGGATTGTTATCCCTGCCTGATTGGGGATTGGGAGAAGCTTAAAGCGGTTTTGGTATTGCGCGTACTCTCTAGGCTCACCAGTTACAATGCCCGTTTGCTTCGCTTCTAGTTCAAAGGTCGTAATCTCTCTAATGGGAGTTTTAGAGCCATTGAACTGTGACTCCAATATATCAATCATCTCAACGTCAGAGGGCACGCTTCCCGTCCCGTAAACGTATTCTTCTTGATTGACCACAGCGGAAAAAGAAGAAGATGTTTCTTTGAACCAGAACGGCTCAGTTTGATAGTGTTTAATAGCGCGGTTAATCGCTAGCTTTATCTGTGTATTCAAGTCAGTGCGGTCTAAGTCATCCGCAATCCTGTTTTGCATCTGTAAGAATGTGCTGGTCATTTCGGCTCCACTATAGCTACCATTTCTCCGCCGAAGTCCTGAAACCCGACAACCTTAAACCGTTCCCACAACTTAGAAAGCCACCACTCTGGGCTTTCAATTATGAGATGCGCGTTCCTTCCGTCTTCAAGAGTTTTCTTTGCTTCGCGGTTAGCGATAATAAAGAAGCCCTTGCGCTTGGTTAAATCACGCAAATGATTCAGAACGCTATCAAGCATCTCAGGCTCAATGTGTTCTAAAACGTCCGTACATACTACCAAATTTGCTGGCTCAGGTAAAGCCGCATATTTAGGTATGGCTGGGTCGTATTGATGAATCTTAAACGGCAAGTTGTTTGCTAAAGTAGACTTCCCGCAGCCATAATCTAAAATATCCTCACTCTGAATAGACATGGCCAACGCTTGAATCTGCGGGGCATACTTAGCGCCTGAAGTCCCGTAATGCTCATTTGACGCGTGTAGCTTGGCGTTTAACTCGCGGTATGATTCTGATATAGTCATGCTAATAGCTCCCTTAACTTCGCTTCGTGTTGTTTATGCGGCCTGCGCGATTCAATATCAAACAGGTATTTAGGCATTGTTACATTGTTAACACTTACCGCATGCACTGAGTTGCCCATCAAATCTACCCACTCAATAGCATGGTTCATAGCTTCTTTTTCCTTATACCACAAATCAGCATGTTCGCAGGTATTTGTCTCTTTGAACAGCGGAACGCCCTGCGTGTAATGGATTAGCTTTGCTTCTTTTGGCTCGTCATAACCAACAAGATGATTCCACTCTGGGGGTAAGTTCCCTATATCATTTGTCCATGTGATTTGGTGCAATGCGTCATTTGTTGTTTGGATATACTCAGGGGTTAGCTTTTTGTTATCGGGATGGTCACAGTTAAATAGCATCACCGATGCCCATTCAAACTTGTGCTTGTTTTGTGCTACGCTCACGGCATAATCCCCCGCCAATGCGAACAATTTAGCCACATCGTCATTTAGAATAATATCAGCATCTAAAAACAAAGCCGTTCCCTCATAATCACATAAGTGAGGAACAAGGAAGCGTGACCATGTAAATGGGGTAAGCCCTTGCCTAGTGATAGGTAATTGCGGCAGCATCAAGGGAATAACCGCCACTGGAAGGGATGACTTGGTAATGATTGAATGCTGCAAAACGTTGTAAGAAACTGCCTGTCTATGGTCGAAACCTATAAAAACCTTAAGCATAAATCCTCCTTCACTCTTTTCATTACTGGAACCCAATCACCAGCGTCTTTCTGCCAGTAATTCTTAACTGACCCATACCATGGCGCATCCTTGCCGTAAACCCCATCCGTCCACATGCTTTGCACAGCGCATAGCCTCCAACATGGGACACCCAATGCGCCAGCTAAATGCACCACGCTTTGCTGCGCCGATATAACAAGGTCGAGGTTCATCAATAAGCCTGCGGTTTCATCGTAATCGTCTACAGTATCTTGCCAGTGAATGATATTAGTGCCATGCTCCGCGTTGAACTGAGCTATCTTGTCTCCCGCCTCTTTATTATACTGAAGCGAATAGAAATCAGCGTCCATTTTAAGTATGTCAAGCCAATTATGCAGGGGATTGAACCTGTATGACTGCGATGTTCTCTTAGCCCCGCCATACCATGAAATCCCTATCTTTGGTCTTCTAGTTGCGAGTCGTTCGCAATAACGGTCTACGATTTTGGGGTCTGCCTTCAAATATGGAGTTTGAGGGAAGTCCAGCGGAGAGTTGCGGTAAAACTTAGCCAGCGAACCTATTGAAATCTTAGCATCAACCTGATGATTGCCGTACCATTCTACATCACCATTTTGTTGTTTAGTGCCGTAGATAGGAATATCAGGGAAACTATCCCGCATGATGTTTAGTAGGCGCGAATTGCAATCATAAATAACATTACAATCCTTCATTACGTCGGGAAGCATGGAGGCGAACATAATCTCATCACCTAAGCCCTGCTCGCCATGCACTACAATTGTCTGCCCCTTCGTCCCGTCCCAATACTTATCGGAATGGTCGGCGGTGTAGTATCGTTCTTTCCTGTCTGGTAGTAAAAGGCGTGATTCATATAGCTGGAAACCTTCTTTATATCTACCAAGCCCCAACAAGCATTGCGCTAGGTTCTGCTTTGTTTCCTCGTTGTCCGGCTCACCCTTCACAGCTTTCTTTGCCCATTCCAACCCCTCATCTAAGCGGCCCAGATGGACATAGCACGTTGCTAGGTTGTTATATATTATCGGGTCTGTTTTAATGCCCAAAGAATGCTTGAATCTGTCTATCGCCTCTTCATGTCGGCAGAGCTCCATGGCTACGCAACCCAACGCATTAACAATGGAAGCGTCGTTAGGGCGAAGCTCATTAGCTTTTTGGAAGAATTGCTCAGCGATGGCAAAGTGTGACTTTAAGGTATAGGCGTTCCCCAGAAGATAGTTGGCTGACGTGGGGTCTATGTTATCAGAAAGGAGTGAATCCAATATTGCTATGGATTCGTCTATCTGCTCCCGCTTGGCGAGATTGTCTAGAACTTTGTCGTAAAGCGAGATGGCTGATTGCCCCGACATAATCCTCAATAAAAAGGGGTGAGTCTTTTATGCTCACCCCAAATTATAGAATTAACTGCGATTAAGCAACAGTTATTGTTCGCCAATCGTGTAGGTTACTGAACCGCTTAGAAGTAGCGACACTGTAGCCGTACCCGGAGTCACGGTTGCTGTCAGGGTTGCGAAGCGAGTCGTCGCATCATCTGATGCTTCAACTTTCCACGTCAAGCCCTTGGTAGCACGAACCACCGCTGCGCCAGCGCCAGCCGAAGCAAAAGTGGAAGCGGTGCCAGCCGTAGCCGCTGCGCCGAGATAGGTACCAGTACCAGTGATACCGATATCCATTGGAGCGGTAGCCGCACCAGTGACAACGAGGCCGTTAACATCGGTGATGGTAGCGCCAACAGGGATTTTGCAAAGCTGAATCAGCGTTGCTCCCGAAGCCGTTATGCCATCCGGCATGTCAAAGGTGAAAGGAACAGTCGTAGGCCCCTCAACGATTGCTCGCGCTGGGCGGGCCATTAAGGTCGTAGATTGAGTAGCTGTAGCCATGATTTATCTCCCTACGCTGCTGCGATTGATTGAGTTGGAACAACGATGGTCGCAAAATCTACCGAGTTGAAGATGGTCTTCTTCAAGCCGAAGATGGTTGCAGCCGATACGCCAAGCTGGTTGCCGTAATCGAACTCTTTTTCCACCCATTTGAAGTTGGTGCCCGCCGAGCCATTACCGAAGTTCTGACCGAAAGCAACAACACCCGCCTGAGCGCCACAGAAGACAGCGCGTTTAACGGTTGATTGGGTAGGCGAAGATGGAACGCGGAACGACTCATGCAAGATGACGTTATTATAAACGCCAAGCGCACCAGTAAAGATTGGGTTGTCCGATACTTTACCGCCAGTCATCGCAGCTTTCTGGATGTCGAGCCATTGGCCCGTATCCGTGGTCGTGCGAAGCTGGGTAACTTGGAAGGGATGCAAGAACATCACGTACATGTTATCGCCATTGATTTTCAATGGGCGGATAAACGGCGTGGCGGTCTTAGCCTTCTCAACAGCGTAGTCGATGAGATTCAAGCGCATCTGGGTAGAAGCGCCCGACGATGCAATACCAGCTTCAGTCGTTTTACCATCACTCCATTGGATACGCGTAGCAGCCGGAGCAACCGTTGCGTTGTTACCAGTGCGAGCACCCGTAGCCACGGCAGTGTTACCCGCGAGCTGGTTGAAGAAAGCGTAATCCCAGATGTCCGAAATCCAGTCCGTAAGACCAGCGCGGGCTTCTTCACGAACTGAGAATGGAACGCGCTGTTCCGACATTTTACCGTCAGATTTAACCGCGTTACGAACTTGGTTAATGAGCAAGCTATCGCTGTAGGTTACGAGCGCTTCTTCATTGCCCTCAAGCGTAGCATCACCAACCACACCATCGCTGGTGAGCTGCATACGCAGGCCGAAGGTTACTTTATCGCCAGCGCCTTTGCTGGTTTCTTCTTTGATTTGGATGAGCGAATCAGTGCCCTTGCCGATGAATTTAGCGAAGTAGGTTTGCTTCAACGCTTCTTGCATCAGCTTCTTTGACCATAGCTTGACGGCCAAAGGGTGATTCACTGGATAGTCTGTCGATGCCATTATTGGCTCCTATAGAGTTAATGTGAAAAATGTTTTAACCAGAGACGCTGGTTGCGACTGTTTTTCCAATTAACGCAGGAACGGCGAGATAATGGTCTTAACGCGACGAACGATTAGCCAAATAGTTTCTTCCAAGCCTTATCAAATTCAGTTTGGCCCTGCAAACTACTTAAAGCATCTACAGGCATATCAGCTAAAGCCTCTGCTGTCAAGTCCTGTTTTGATGTCTTACTGCCCAACGGTAGGTTCTTGTTCAATTCCTGCCCCTTTTTGATGGACTCAATCTTAGCATCACCTTCATTTGACTTGGCTGGCTCCACAGCCTTAGAGAACCCGCGACGCTTTGCCAGTGCATAGAATCGCTCAGCGGGGTTTACTTCGTCATTGTATGCCTTATCTGAAATCCACTTAATTTCATCTTGCAATACCTTCTGCGCCTCTTGGTCGCTCCAGCCTAAATCCTTCAGCTCGTCTAGGCGGCTATCCGCCAAGAACTTAATAGCATCATCGAAGTCAGGAACGTCTTGCTTAAACGCTTGCTCACTTTCACGCACTCGACTCCAATACTCTGCTTCTTGCTTTTGCTGCAAAGCCACTTGTGCCTGAGCAACTAGAACTTGCTTAACTTGCTCGTTGTCGCGTCTAATAGATTCTATAGGGTCGTCATCAACTTCTGCCGCTGGCCGCTTATACTGAGCAAGCATTACTCGCAATTCATCACGCTCACGCTCTGCCGCTTCTCTGGCTTCTTTCTCAGCCTTACGTCTAGCGCGTTCCTCGTGAAGTGCGCCAAGGTTTACTTTCTTTTCTTCTTTGGGCTTTTCTTCTTCGGCTTTGGCTGGCTCATCATCTGCATCTTCGGTCTTGGAAGGTTCGGCAGGCTCACCAGCTTTGCTGTCATCTTTTTCATCGAAAGCTCCCTCATTCTTAAAAAACTCATCCACTTGCGCGTCGGTCACGGTGTCAGGCGAGATTACTGTCTCTTCAGTCATAGTCACTCCTAGTTAAGGTTAATCTTGTTGAACGGACAAGCAGCCGCAATAATCAGTATATTCATGTTGTTTCTGTGTATTTGAATCCTTTTCATAAGATGAGAATGCAAATCAATCGCAATTAGCAATGACTCACGCAATAGAGCAATTTCATTGATAATGCTAGTTAAATCATCTCTAAGCTCTTTCTTTTCAGTTCTTGGCGCGGCTTTAAGTTGCTGCTTAATCTCTGTCTCTTCAGCTTCAAGCGCGATAATCTTTGACTCATTCGCCTCAATATCCGCCCTGGCTTCTTTGGCTTCTCTTAGGGCTTTCTCTAATAGCTGTTGCTCATACTTCCACGAATGGAAGCCCGCGCCTTGGAATTTCTGCTCTACAGGAGGGACTACGCCCGACTGGTCGTAATAAGAACCAAAATAAACGCCTTGGTACGAGCCAAAATACATTAGGTTACATCCAGAGCCGTGGTTGTTCGATTGCTGCCTGTAATAGTGGATTGTATGCGGTCTTTTGTCCCGTCAAGTGATTTGAACGCTGCGCCAGCATCTAAGCCAGTTGCGGAGCCAGCGGCTACAGAGGCTAGAAGCCTTAATATCTCTGCGGCAGTATAACCTGATTCAATAACCTCAGTCCATGGGTTCGATGCGCTGCCCGCATCGTTTAACTTCTCACCCATACTTCCAGATACATTGTTACCTGATGCCGAAGCGTTCCAAACACCTGAAGCAATAGCATCCACGGTCAAGGCCTGGTCGATAGGTTCGGATACCATGTGCCCTATAGCACCCGTTACGAGCGAAGCACTAATAGCGGCTACTGATGAACCTGTTATGGATGCAATGGCTCCTGTATCGGCAGAAGCCGTTAGCGACATCGTAGCGCTACCTACAGCATTAAAAGGGGCAACGGCATTACCCGTAGCCGTAATGGACATTGACGCCGAACCCACAGCAGCAGCTACAGCAGCAGCCGAGCCGTTAACGGTGATGGTAAGAAGGCTGTTTCCAACTAAGTTAAGGCCCTGCGCAGCATTACCCGTAGCCGTTATAGAGGAGCGCGATTCGTTAACCGAAGATAACGCGCCGCCTTTTTGAGGCATAGACCACGCGCCGCCGTTCCTATATCCATAAGGATAACCAGCTTGTTGGTTGGTCACACCTTCGCCAGCGCATAAGTTTCTGGTAGCGCCGGTTCTATGAAAGTTAGCTTCTTGAATAGATGGATAGGAGCCATTGGATACGCCAGCGCCATAAAACTTATAGACACCCGTAGTATCTCTGAAGTTGTTAGCGAGTAATCCCATTAGCCACCATATGCCCAATCATAATCAACAAACACCGTACCGCCTGAAGTCGTCGCGCCAGTTTGGAACAAGATGAAACGAATGTTCGCGCCGTCTGGAATCTTAGGGAACGAAGGGAGAGCATTGACGAAATCCACCTTGTTATAAAGACCCGTTGCAGGGACAGGAATAGTCCATAGCGGTTTAACTAAGTGCAGGATAACCGTACCTGAAGCGTGAGCCGTACCAGCCCACGTTACGTTCACAATATCACTCACACCAGTATCACCAGTAGCCAATGGCAGGAATGGGTTGTATTTATTCGCAGCCGCTCCGGTGTTAATCAACGAGC